CAACACGCAGTCAGCGAGTCCTTCAAGCGCATCCTCGACTCCTACCCCGACGCCTATCGCTGGGGTTGCACGGCCACCCCGTACCGACTTGACGGCAAGGGGCTTGGCTCTGTGTTTGGCTGCATCGTCGAGCCGGTGACGATGATCGAGCTGATCGACCAGGGCTACCTCATCAAGCCGCGCATCTACACGCACCCGCCTCCTAGCCTCAGGAAAGTCCGCAAGCAGGCGGGCGACTACAAGCCCGACGATCTTGCCGATGCTGTCAACCAGCCGCGCATAGTCGGAGATGTGGTAGCAACGTGGCAGCGGCTCGCGGCTGGCCGTCGAACGGTCTGCTTTGGGGTGAACATCGCCCACTCAAGGGCCATCGTGGCGGCGTTCCTGGAGGCTGGAGTGCCAGCCGAGCACCTGGACGGGGACACGGACAGCGAGGAGCGGCGTGCGGCGCTGTGGCGACTCGACATCGGTGAGACGCTGGTGGTGTCCAACTGCGCCCTGTTTGGTGAGGGTGTAGACCTACCAGCCCTGTCGTGCGCGATCCTCGCTCGCCCGACGATGAGCATGGCGCTGTACCGGCAACAGGTCGGTCGCATCATGCGGCCCAATGCTGGGAAGGTTGACGCCGTTGTGCTTGACCACGGAGGCTGTGCAATGGAGCATGGAGCGCCGTGGGATGCGCTGGAGCTATCGCTGACGGATCGAGTCAGGGCGTTGCGGCCTGTGTTCCTACAGCGTTGCCCGGAGTGCTTTATCATCATCGACCCGCCGAGGTCGAAGTGCCCGAATTGCGGGCACGAGAACATCCCCATGCCGCGCACGGTAACGCACGCCGATGGCGAACTAGTGGAGTGGCAGGGGCCAAGACCGATTACGTCTCGGGAGCGTGGGCTTGTTGAAGTCCTGCTGCCGATCCTCACCGAAACCAGAAGCAAGGGATACAAAGATGGCGCGGCGCGTTTCAAGTTCAAAGCCAAGACGGGCTACTTCCCGACCAAGCGAGTGTTCGAGCACGCCTCAGCGAGAGTCGCAGATATTGCACGATATCCTGGCGTGGTCAGCAACACGGCCTGACCTACGGCTGTTCCGCAACAACGTCGGCGTTGGATACGCCTCGGATGGAAGCGTGATCCGCTACGGATTATGCAACGGGAGCGCCGACTTGATCGGGCTGCGGGCGTATCGTGCTGGCGATCCGGCGGGGCAGTTTGTTGCAATCGAAGTAAAGGCGCATACGGGCCGACAGTCGCCCGAACAGTTCGCGTTCCAGGTAATGGTCGAGACGCTTGGTGGCGTCTACATCCTTGCTCGCTCTGTTGAGGACGTCGAGGAGGCGCTATGACACAGAAGAAGATGGAGCAGTACAAGGAGAACAACCCCGACCCCAATGAGGTTGCTCGCATCATGCGCGAGATCGAGGAACTCAAGTCCAAGCCCAGCTACACCATTGAGCGCGAACGTGCCCGTAAAAGCTGGCGACCTAGCAGACCAGATGCGTATTCTCCTAGGGTTGCAAGGGATCCGCGCTCATTTCTAAGCCGATGAACACTATCCTAGGCGGTGCGTTGAGCGTCATTAGCGCTCTCAAGTCTTCCATCTTTGGAAAGCGCCACATGCCGTCCATCCCATACTTCGCCAGCATCGCGTACGGCCCTAATCCGCAGCAAACGTTGCGCGCGTTCAGGGCAACCGCAGGTCCGACCCAAGCGCCCTGGGTGCTGGTGTACCTAAACAGCGGGTATCTCAAGAACAACCAGTTCGATACAGTGAACGACACATCGGAGCCGCTGTACTCGATGCTCCAGGCTGGCTTCACGCTGGTAATTGGAACTGTGACCTATCCGGGTCAGCCTGGAATTCCAGGTCTTGGTCGATTCCTGCCGCCAACAGACCCAAAGTTCACTAATGGCGACCGAGTTGAGCGCGATGCGTTCGCTGCCTGGAACAAAGCAATCGAGACGGCCCCGGCGTGGGGCCTTGATCCACAGCGAGGCGGCGTATTTGGCCGAAGCGGTGGGACTCACCCTGCGCTACTTGCGGCGCACAGCAATTGGGCTGTTGTGACGCATCGCCCGAAGTTCTGCATCGTCATTGGTGCGCATACGTGGTGGCCCGCCTGGGTCCAGGACGGCGGCGTGCCTGCGTACCATTTCTACCATGTGTCAGATACGGGAGCGACCGGGCTGCCAAATGCCTACACGCTCAGCCAGACGGCCATGCAGCATCAGATCAGGTCGAGCTTCTGCGATTACGTTGGCAATACCTACGTGCCAACGCTCTGGTACGCAAGCGATCCCACCGTCGATGTGGAGAGCCTGTACCCGATCCCGTCCGGTACGCTGACGATGCCGCACTCACCGTGGTTCTCCTGCCGAGGCTACGACCGGTTGCGTGGGCTCAGTCCTTCGACGCGGCAGATGCTTATGCTGCACCCGGACGTTGCGGTGAAGGCGATTGAATGGGGACTGCCTGCGGAGCCGACGCTGCCTGAGGACGCGACGGGGATGATGGTGTCGTGGGCGTCGAGGCTGGTGTGACCGACCCCTACGCTCAGGAGGAGCGGGCTGCGATCTACGAGTACGACGCAGGCATGAAGCGTGCGGACGCGGATCGCCTGTCAGCGGAGCCGTGGCGCTGCCCGAAGTGCCTTGACCTACTGCGCGACGGCGTGTGTCCGCGCTGCTCTAGTCCGGCGGGTACTGAGCCTGAGCCGCAACAACCGCCCCGTTGTGCGCGAGACGGCACTCGGTAGGCGTCTGTCCCGGCTGGCAGTACGTGTCAACGCGGTGTTGAAGACCGCCACTGGTCCACGTAGTCGTGTGGTCGGGTGGCATGGACCTACTTGCGCTCAGCTCGACGAATTGCCTCGGCGTGCAAGGCAAGCCAATCGTCTACGGACTCGTCTTCGTAGCGGTTCGTCGTGATACACACTCCGTTCGGCAGCGTGACACTGATCGACTGCACCACGGCTTTGTAGTGTCGGCTCATCGTACTGACCTTGACGGCGGTGTAGCCTGACAGGAAGACGAACGCGATGGCGGCGAGTACGAGTAGCGTCTGGTGCGTGCGAGACATGCGTTCATTGTCGCTGACCGGAGGTGATATCGGCTCGTTGCTCTCGCAGGGCTTCCCGGAATTGGGAAACGACTTGTTCCAGGGATCGGCTGTGTTCCGCTCGCTGCTGTTCGAGCATCGCCGCAAACGCAACACGGGCGCGTTCGCCGTCTTCAATAAACCGTAGCTCCCTGGCATTGGTGTCCTCGCGGAACTTGGCGATCAGGTCAGGGATCCACTTGAGGATGAGGAAGCCGACGAGTAGCCCGGCGAGCCCGAATTGAGCCCAGGCGGACCACTCGGCGGGTGAAAACTGCGCGATCACGCCGTCTTCTGCTTCTTGGAAGCAGCCATGCCGAGAGCCCCACCCAGCAGGTTGATAAGCAGAGCACCGAGCGGCCCGAGGTATGCACCGGCAACCCCCGATGCCACGGACACCACAGCCCCGCCCTTCGTGGCAGGCGGCGGGGCAGGCTGCACGGTCACGGTGCCGACGTTGGGCACCTCGACTACAGTAGGCTCGCTAGGAGCGCTGGGAGGCGGCTGGACGGCGACCGTGCCGCCAGAGCCGTCTGGGCCAACGGGCTGCACGATGGGCTGCCCAGGCGCAAGCGGCTCGCTCCACCAGCCCGAAAGCGCCTTGCAACCAACGAAGACCGTGGCGTAGGCGAGCAGGACGAAGGCTAGGGCTTTGATGTTCACGAGCCCGCCTTTGCGACCGTGCGCGCGCGAGTGTACATGATCGTGGACACCGACACGCCGATGGCGACCGCCGCGAGGACGATTGCCTTCGACAAGGAGAGGTCGGGTTGTTCGAGCGCGTAGGCCGCGAGGCCCATGATGCCGATGCTGCCACCAGCGGTCTGCGCGTTCTCAGTCGTTTGCCATCCGGGTTTCATTGCATCACATGTTTCACGCGCTTGTTGAAAGTGGACATGACGGCGCGTGCCGCGTCTTCCTGCCCGTGGTCAAGTAGGTTCTTGACTCGCTTCTGAGCGATGTTACCACCGCTGTAAAGGGCCGCCAAGCGACGATCCGCAAAGGATGCCGTCTCCCGGTCCTGGGCCTGGTTGTGCTCGATCTTGATGCGCTCCAAGTTGTCGAAGAACACCGACCGTTGAGCGTTGATGTCCTTGCTGCCAACGAACGTCCTGAGAATCGGGACATCCTTTGCGTTCACTTCCTCTCCGGTGAGCGCCTTTTCTAGCAGGCGATACCCTTGCGTAGCGAGTCGCCCGACCCCTGACCCGGCAAACCCGCCCATGTACTCGATGGTCTCAGGGCTAACGTCGATGGCCCCGGCCTTGTTCTTGTTGCCTCCGGTCAATGAGTTCAGCCCCTTGGCAAGCCGATCTGCCGTAGGCGAGACCGTCCTGAACGCTCGCTCGCTGTCTGGCTGCGTCCGATCAAACGGCGTCGGCATCAGCGGCGACCCGAACGAGTCCGTGTTCGTGGCAATGCTGGCAAGCGGGTCCATGAACCACGGTGCCGCAAGGTGGATTGCTGTGCGCGACTTGCCTAGCGGGTTGATCGAGTCCGCCATGCCCAACCACGCCGACTGCGAAGCCTTTTCCCACGAAATGGATCCGCTACCGACTTCCTCGGCGTTACGCCCCATGTTGAACAGCGAGCCGTACACGCCCGGCAGCGGGACGCGCATGTTGAAGCCCCACGGCGTCGAGACGATGAAGTTGTCCTCCTTGTCAGACTGGCTCGTTTCCTCCCAGTCGTCCGACATGGCGCGGTTCATCGCAGACACCACGACACCGAGCGCCGCAATAGAGGAAGCCATTGCCGCGAACTCCTTGTGGTGCTTCTTGGCGATCTCGGCTACGCGAGCCGTGTGCTGGATGTTGGCGTTGGCAAAGAGGTACAGCGCGTTCAACCCAGGCGCGTAGTCGCCACGCCGCAGGAAGTTGACGGTAGCGCCACGGGACATCGCAGCAGCCTCGTCAGGCGTCTTGCCAGCCTCGATAGCCGCTTTGAACACGTTGAAACGCGTGGAGTTTTCTAGCGAGTCGCTGACACGATCCATGAACTTGAGGATCGCGTGGAGCTGCGCCGTATGCCCTTTGCCACTTGCCGACGCTTTGAGTGACTTGACGAACGCAGCTTGAGACTGCTCCGTCTTGGACCAGTTGATATAGGCACCATGTTCAGCGCCTAACTTGAACATCGGATCCGTTCCATTCCACGCCGTACGCATCGCGCTGAACACGTTACTGGGCTTGATGATCTTGAGAGCCGCCCGTGGTCCAAGGTCGGATGCCGTGGAGATGAACGCGGTCGGGATGTCGCGCATCAGGTTGCGCGGCCAGAACGCAGGGTTCTTTGCTGTGGCAAGTTGCTTGTAGTAGCCGGGGATCTTGAGAAGCATCTCAACCGCAGCGGGCCGGTCCTGGTCGATAACGCCAGCAACCGCCTTGAGCGTACGTAGCAGCGCCGGGTCGTTGATCTCAATGGCGACTTCTTGGCCGTTTTCCTTGGTCTTGAAAACGTGCTCATCGTTGGTGGCAGGCTTGTCCTTCGTGACCTCACGGAAAATGTCCGGTCGCTTGGCCTCCCGCACCAACTGCACAAACGACTGCCCCGACTTGAGCTTGCGTTCACGCTCAATTGACTGCGCTGCACGGGCGAACACAGCAGCCGTGGGCGAGTCCGCCTCAGTGAACCGGCCCTCGGCTCGCTTGACCGGAGAGCCCGTGACCTGGACCGACTTGGACCGGCGAGCACCAATCTGCATCATGTCCGCATCGGTCAGCGGAACGTAGTTCTCACCGTACGTCTGCTTCCATGCGTCCGCCGTCTCTTGCGTGATGTCACCAGACTTCACTTCACGAGCAAGTGTCTCATCGCGGATTTTGAACACTCGGTCACGCAGCGACTTGTACTGAGCAGCCTTAGGACCAGACTCGGCCTTGCGGACGATCTCATTAGCCTTTGACGTTGCCATGCCAGAGCCAGGAGACAGTTCTGTGTCTCGCTTTTTGTCACGACCACGGATGACTTCGTTGCGGCGTGGGTTGCCGAGCGCCTGGATATACTCGTCAAAGTCTTCTAGCTTGATGCCTGCCTTGTGGACGGCTGCGCCAAACTCGTCGGCTTTGTTTTCAAGCGCGACTTTCTTGGTGTTTGCGACAGCCTCGTGACCCTCAAACTCTACGCGGACATCGCGCTTGGAACCGAGCGCCTTGCCGACTTGATGGACGCGATACAGGCGGTCGTAGAGCTTGCGGAGGTCCTTGTTGTCCTCAGGGATGGTCTGGTCTAGGTGCGGGGCGGGGGATGCGGCGGCGTACTTTGCCTGTTCCATCAACGGCCCTGCCGTGTACTCACTTTGCAGCATCCGTTGGTGCGCCTTGAACTCAGCGTCCTTGATCGCCTGCTCGTTTGCAGTAGCGCGATCAGCAAGGCTGGACTTCCAAGCGTTCAACCCAGGCGTCGGCGGTTCACCCCTCGGTGTGTACTGACCTTCGTACTCTGAACGCGCACGCTCCAAAGCAATTTCGGCTTCGAGTCGCTTTTGGTTTCCAGCCTGCACGCGCTGTCGCCACTCGGACATCTCAGGCGTATCCGGCGTCCCACGCGCTGTGTACCCACTTGGATCGTATCCAGCCGCCACGTTCGCCGCCTGGAACTCCTCACTCGTCGGAGCTCGCTGCAACTGACTGATCGCCTCAACGTACTTCTTTGCAGCCGCCGTACGCTTCTCAATCACCGAGTAGTCCGTCGTTCCAAGCTCACGCGCCAACGCAGTCAGTCGCGCCCGATGCGTGTTGAACTTGGTCCCGAACACCCGGTTCACCATGTCCAGCAGCGAGTCGGCCAAGCGGCGACCCATACCGGGCTTCTCCATAATCCGCGAGATGGAGTCTGGGTCGCTTAGCACCCGCGAGATGAACGGACTGATCGCCTCGACGTAGTTTGCAGCCCCCTCCTCCGTGTCGAGGTTGGCATCCAACGGCTTGCCCGTTTGCTTCTCGTAGTTGGCCTTGTACGTCTCAAGCGCGGATGCCACTCCTTGCGGGTCGATCTCACGCAACGACGCATCGAGCCCCTTGAACGTGTCGGGCATCCGCATGGCAAGGCTGTGCGTCAGCTCGTGGTACACGACGGCCTTGCGCCGATCATTCCGTGTCGCACGAACGTCGATCAGCGCCTTGCCGCCTTGGTACGAAGCAGGAAGGCCCGTCGGCTTTCCGTAGTCCACGTACACCGGCTCAACACCCCGCGCTGCAAGGAAATCAGAGGTCCATTGGTCGTCACCTTGCGGCTTGACCACATGGCCTTCGGGGGCTTGCTCGCCCTTGTCCTCGGCTGCCTTGGCAAGCGCTGCTTGATGCTCGCGGACGATTGCATCGGGGCTGTCCTTAGTGGGGATGATGCGTTCATACTCAGCCTGGGCCGTGCCCGTTCCTGATATATCTCCTTGTTTTTCTTCCATGGGGTGTGCATGGAACGCGCCACCAGTTAGGAAGCCAACAACAGCACCAACCCCACCTTGCTTGAGAACGTCGCTTAGATCAACGGATTGACCAGTTGACTGCTTGAGCGTTGCTGCATTGCCTAGTCCTTGGAAAAACTCCTGCGCCCCCTCTGCTCCAGCTTGCTTGAAAGCGTTGGTTACACGGCTACCGCCATCTGACATGAACGACTGAATCAGCTTGCTCTTGAATACCTTGGTCCCCTTGAAGAACCGACTAATCGGAATTGCATCAGTCAATCCAAGCCCACCGCCAACTAGTCCAGCAACGATTGCTGCATCTTCGTCGTCTGGATTCTCGGCCCTTGTCTTCCAATACAAGTCGCCACCGTTGCCAAGTGCACCAACCAAACCGCTCATGGCAAGCGGAATGGCAAGCGATGCGCCCCCCGTTTCCGGCGCAGCAAGAGCACTGAGACCGTAAACGCCCATGTATCCAGCCGAGGACCCAATGCCTTCACCAACGTTCTGAATGAACCCACCGACTCCGCCCATCCGCTGAACGTCTTGCGAATACCCAATGTTGGAGGACTCCTCCATCCACCGCTTCGCCTGCATTAGCGAACCGTCTTCATCATCGGTCAGTGCCGCAATGCCTCCGAGGGCGCTGGACGCTACACCGGACAGTCCACGGATAGGCGAAGCGGCCAACGCTGTCAGGTACTCGCCGGTCGAGACGGAGCCGTCGTTTTGCGGATCGACAGGGGTTTTGGTTGCCTGAGACCCGCCCTTTCGCTTGCGGGCGAGTTCGAGCTTTTGCTGGAGTGTGAGGTCCATTTAGAAGCCGGGTGGAATAAACTTGTCGATTTCAGCCGACTTTCGAGGAGAGAGTTTTTTAGTTGCCGCTGGTTTGCTTTCAGGAGACCGGATGCTTTCCAGCTCAGCTTTGATTTTTGCCTGCTCACTCCGCATCTCGCCAAGCACTTCCTCTGTGGCTCGTCTCGGATCGTATCCCTTGGATCCAATGAGGTGTGCGGCTTTGATGGCAAGCTCGTCGTTGTAGATATCAGCCGTCTCTGGCTTTTGGTCAAGCACTCCATACACGGACTGACTGATCGACTCGTATGCCTGCTCCAGGATTGGAGCCGCATCGGCAATTTCACCCTTCTGAACGGCCTCATCAACCGACGCTTTTACTCTTTGCATCGCCATGCTGATGTAGCTGTCTGCCTTTGCCAGCGCATCCGCAGGATAGACATGGACGCCAAGCTCGTCAGCGCCAGCCATGTCCAGCTCGAACATGGCCGCTTCATCGACTTGTGCCATTTTCAGCACGGTCGGGTTCTTGGCAACGTAGGCAGCCGTCGCTTCTTTGATCTTGCGCCACCCGTTCCGACTGACGTAGCTTCCAGACTTGAGTTCACCGTTCTTGTCCTCAACGTCGATGCCGTGCATTGTAACGTGTGGGACCCAGCCGTCGGCTTTGTCCTTCACCTTCCGCATCTCACGGCGCAGCGTGTTGATATCGGCGTTCTCGTCCGTCTGAGCCTGGCTTGCAAACGATGCAAAGTCTGATTCCCAGCGCGTTCCCTTGTAGTCCTTGGCAACGTCAGCCGTCTCCTTGACGAAGCTGTTGACCTCAAGGTTGCGCTGATCGGCCTTGATTTTCGCCTGCTTGAGTTGGGCCACGCTTTGCATGAACCCATCAAGCGACGCAGCGGCCGCGTTGAGGTCGCGGACGTTGTTGGGATCCATCGACTCCATCGACTTCGTGAGTTTTGCAATGGTGTCCTGAAGCGATGTGCTGATTGCAATGTCGCTACTGGACTCCCTTGCCTGCACGTAGTTTTCTGGATCCATCGACGAACCAATGGCTCCAGAACCAAGATCGGCCTGCGCCTGCTGAATCGCAGACTGCATGCTGCCCTTCAACGCCTCGAACTTGTCCTGGTTGGCAAAGCTCGTCACGACGTACTGCGCTGTGTCTGGACTCAGCTTGCCAGTGCGAAGCAGCGCCATCGCGTGATCACGGTTGCTAGCGTATGGTGTCTGAACGTCGCCACCGGCTGTCGTGGCAATCGCTTGGGAGTCAATGCCGCGCTGGGATTCAATGCGAGCCCGTTCATCCGCTAAATCCTTGCGAGCCTCGGCCATTTCCTTGGCGATGCGAGCCTCACGCTCGCGGTCAAGGCCAAGGCGGTCCTGCTCGCGTCGGTCTTGGTTTCCAGCCAGCGTTGAATCGGTTTGGTCTAGGCGGTCCTGCCTGGATTCGTCCCGTCGGCGGCGACGACGCTCTTCGATTCCTTGAATGGCTTGCGACGCACCGGCAGCGGCGGGGCCAAGACCGGTCTGTGGAATGTAGATTGCCATGTCCTAAGCCGCAAAGAAGGATGAGATGGCCGTCCCAATCGCTCCAGCGCCCGTGTCAGATGGGGCAACTTGGACTCCACCCCACATATCCGCGATGGCGTTGTAGGTGTCCAATTGGTTCTGCTTTTTGTTTTGAATCGACTGAGCAATGCCAGCGTTTGCAGCAGCCGTGGCTCCAGCTTCCTCAATGCCAAGGTTGCCAAGCAATTCTGCGTACTGAGCGTCGATGCCAGCAAGAGTCTGGGCCGTGTTCAGCGTCACGCCCATCTGCATGTTCTTCTGGACGGTTGAACTAGACAGCCCCGAGCTAATGCCGCTCTGGATGGCGTTGCCGTACATCTTGTTTCCAGCCTGCACGACGCCCTGGTGCGCCTTAGCTTGCTGCGAAGCAAGTGATCCAGCGGCCTGTTGATACGCCGGTTTGATGAGCCCTTTGTTTTCGCGTGCAAGGTGGGTTTGATAGTCAGACAACACATCCGAACGGGCAAGGCCGCGAAGACGCCATCCCTGCGCCCGATTAAGCAGCTTTATCTGTTGCTTCTTGGCTTGGTTGGCACCGATTCCGCCCAAGGCTGCGCCCGCCAATCCTCCAACGATAGATCCGAGTACCATATGGACTCCTATTCAAAATAGCCGTTGACTAGCATTGAGCCAGTGACGACGAGTGTGTTCGATGCGACCGTACCGACAGGTCGGCAAATGATGTGCAGATACGTTCCAGGCGGGACAATAAGTGGCGATGGAAAGTCAACGGTCCATCCACTTGCCGTCTGCCCGATGGCTGCGGTTGACAAGAAGTAGCACGACCCGAGAACGCCGATACGTGGACCAACCGTGGCTGCGCCGTCTGCCGTTGCCGTTGAGGCTGCGGTCGATCCGACGCCAACTGAAAAGATTAGCATGATGCCGTTAGTAGAAGCCGCTGCAATAGCAATCGTTTCGCCGACGCGAATGCTCTTTACATACAGATTCTTGCCCGGCAGCGTCACCGTTCCTGCCGGGTTGAGGTACGAAAACAGCGGATAATCAGATTCCGTTGCCAGCGTACTAATTGCAGGTGACAGCCATCGGCCACCAAGTTCGCTGTTGGCTGGTCCGGTTAGCGCCGTCCAAGTATTGGTCGTCTTGGCCGTTGTGTTTGCTGGGTACCCGCTAGTGGCGGCTGCACGAGAGACTGTCCCGCCAGATGTTGAGCCTGGCTGGATTTGGTAGGCACCGCCACCAGCACCACAAACAACGTCATCCCATCGTTTTCCGTAGGCGCTTTCGCCGAAAGACGCAGCGGCAAACCCGATCTCAACGCGCCGACCAGCACTCGCACCTGCCGTGTTATACACGCGAGCAGCCCAAGGCAAAGAAGACGCTGAGGAAGGACCAGGTCTAACAGACAGTGCGGCTAGATTGGCAACGAGAGTGTCATTGATCCAAAACTGGCAGTTATCGTTATGAACAGCAATGACATAATGCTGGCATTCAGTAGGATCGAACGTGCCGGTCCCATCACGAGCGGGGACATTTGTCGTGTCAATGGTCGCAGCCATTGATTCGTTGCCATTGAAATTACAAACGGCCTGCAACGCACCGCCTGACATCCGCCGGAAAAACACCCCATCCGTTGGGGCCGTTACACCGGATGCGTAGAAGGCCCCCCATTCACTAACTGCACCGGTCGCCGTTTGGTTGGCTTCGACAAGCCATGCCTCAAAGTACGTCGTAAACGAACCAAACAGTTGAAACGACCTATAAGACCGGACGTACGCCGACTGGTTGATGGTGACCGAGTTGCCCGCATTGAGCGAAAGGAATCCATTGGCCTGAACAGCCGTCATCGACACGAGCGTCTGCTGGATGCGGTCTTGCGCGATGGTCGACCCCTCAAAAGCCAAGCTGAACGCGATCGAGTCCAGTCCGACTCGCAACCTATAGTCTTCGGTCGCTTCCAATGCCTTGTGTGTCTTTGTTACAAGTACAGCACCGCCATCGACTTCGGCAACTACAGACGCATATCCAGACTGCGCAATCGTTGTGGGAAGAACGACATGCGCATTGCCGTTGCTGTCAACGGTCTGCTCCGAGTTAGCCGCGACGCCATTGGCAATATTGATTCCGCTCATGATCCGACACAATGGAACGTGTACGTTCCCTTAGCTTTGACCGGTGTATAGACGCTTAGAGTGAACCCGTCGCCTGCCACGATATCAGAAACAACGGGCGAAAATTGAAACAACGACGTTTCCATTGGGTTCGTCGAGACGAATGGAGACGCGGCGATTTCGCTCAGGGCTCCGACCCATGACTGTCCGGTAACAACCGCCGTCGCATAATGCGAGAAAGACGCACCAAAGTCAACCGTCACGGAAACGGAACCACCGGATGCCGACGCTAGTGCAGTTCGGATGTCATCCGCAAGCGCATCCATTGCATCGTTCAGCGATTCGCCACGGACACTGCGCGAGTCGTTTACGACGTAGGACGATGGCGGGCGAGCTTCCAGCTCGTTGCGCTTGTTGATGAACACCGACTTGTCATCTTTCACAGCCCTGATCTTCCTGGGAGACCCTGGCTTGATCGTCAGACCATCATCAACAAGCGTCTGGATGCGGCCAAGGTGGTCGAACTTCTGCGGCCCATCAGGATCCAGCTTGACCGAAAGGCGACCGTTGCCGTCGAAGTAAAGTCCAGCCCCGGCCAAGGATCGTAGAACGCCATCCAGCGCACGCCGAGTCCGCAAGTCTTCGAGATTGCCACGGCCATTCAACGGAGACAGTGACTCAGACATACCGCTTCCTCCCAGCTTGATGCGCCTGGATTGAACCGGATTCCCACGCAAACCTAGCACCTGGAGTCGAGTTACCTACCAGCACGAAACAGTAGGCTCCCTTCATGCGCTCCATGCTGGTGAAGTTCCTGCCAGGAGTGATGTATCCAGCTCCAGACGGCCACTGAATCGGGTCCTCCTTGAACTCTCCAGCGGCATGAGACACAGGGCCAAGCGTCTGGACCCCTGAGTAGAGCGGCGGTTCTGGGGTGTTCGTCGCAAAGAGTCGGTAGTACGCCCCGTCCTGCGATGGGCTAAGGATCGGCGTAAATCCAGTGAATCGGAAGTCCATCTCCGCTTCGTCAGGTGCCAGCGGCCCAACCATGAAATGGCTATCAATGGGAACGCGCTCGTTTGCCGTTGCGCCAACATCAGACTTTGCGGAGCTGTCCCACTTCGCAAGGCGACCATCCTCTCGACCGATCACGGTGTAACGGTCTCCAGGCTGGTCGCCATCAACAGAGAATAGAGCCGTGGGCTGAATGTTGGCGCGGTCAAATCGGTCGGGTAGCCACGCCTTGGATTTGCGTTCCCAGAACCAGTCTTTGATGACCGTAGCCGACCCCCACGCGACAAAGACAACGTGCAGCCCATCATCGGCATCGTTCCAGTGCAGCACTGGACGATGTGTCAGAAGGTTCACGCTCTGCATGCTGCCTTCGATACGGTTGCGCGTGATGGACACTGGGCTTCCATTCGGTGCCATTGCCCACACACCACCCTGCGAGCCAAAGAAGTAGATCACCCCCTCTGGGTCTTTGCACCAGGACTTGCCAAAAGCAATTCCTGTGACATCGGACACAAGGTCAACCTGGCCACCCGCAGCGGGGTCGCCAGTCATGCGATAGATCGACGAGTCACATCCGAACAGCAACAAGTCATCGTTGTACGGAATCAACGCTGTCACGACGTCCGGCACTTTGCCAGCCGACTTGGAGTTGGTTGAGGCTACGGCAACATCGGATGTGAAGGTCGGCGGGAAATAGTCGAAGTCCTCGAAGTCGCCAACGCGGGACATGTACCACTCTTGTGGGGCGTCCTCCGACCTTGCAAGCACAGCGCGTCCACGCCACAGGCATCCAAGACGACATCGCTGCGGAATTTCTCCAGCCGATGTTGCCTTCCATTCAGAAAGGAGATCGGTCTTGGCGTTGAACTTTCGATACGACTTTCCATCGCTAGACCAGATGGCACCGTACGCTGCGATGGTCCAAACGTATTCGGCGTTTGTGTCAAAGACCGGATTGGTTAGCGAGCCAGCTCCGGCTGGGCTTGAGAATGCAGATGATGTCCATTTGCGGAAAGCTCCGTTGGAAACAGCAACGCTGACTTGCACTCGTGGCTGGTTGCCATTGGCTGCTGTAGTGAATTGACGAATGGACTGGATCTGAAATGACTGCTGTGCGCCAGACACCGATGTGGCATTCAACCCCACGATGCAGAACTCTGGCCTTGCCTTGGCTATGTCTGTTTCAGAATCCGAAACCTTGAGCTTTCTAGCGTCGCATGCGTGCGCCCCCTGATTTACAACACTCGCAGCACTAACCGTGTAGTATTCGTAGACAACAGAAGATGAATCAATAACGGCAAATCCAGCATCAGCAGCCGCAGATCCAAGCATTGGAACATAGGCATTGCCATACAGATCAGTTCCAATCCGTGGGTACTCGGATGTCGTCGTGCCGCAGATTGGGGTGTTCGTCGCAGTTAGCGTAAATGCTCCAGGCACATACGTTAGCAGAGTTGCCCCAAATAAAGCTGGAGGATTATCATTGCCGATGGTCCACAGCCTCGCACTTGAATCGTCAACAATATTCACATCTGGAGCATATTGGCAGTCAAGGCCTAGCCAGCTATTCGATGCGTAGTATGCTTGGAGAGCGCCATCTGATGGTCGATATATTGCAACGATGCCATTCGTTGTATTTAGAACATTGACATTGGGGCTGGATGATGTCGGCAACGGAGCGACACTATCAAACGGGTGGTTTGCCGGAAGCCGACCTGGAATGCCCCACTTGTGAGCAAGGTAGCCCTCAATCCTTTCTAGGTCGGTGGTTAGTATTCCATTCGCTGTAGTCGGGACATATGTATTCACGGCGCACTGGCCTTCTCCCGTGTATGCCGATGTCGGGTGCGACATGATCTTTGGCTCGGACGCTTGGTAGTCCTGGAAGGCAATTGCCTCGGCCAATTCAAGACCGGCAAATTCTATGCAGTCGCCAAGGCTTGCAGCAGCAGCAGCATACAAGTCGAATGTTGATTGCCTTCCGGCGATCATGTTCTCACGCAACGATGCTAACGACTGTGCAGACTTCCAACGATTTACATGAGTTCCGTTGACTCGGAACATGGAGCGCGTTTCGCCGTCTGTGGCAAGGACGGGAGCTGGAAACGTACTCGTGCTCGTGGAGCCATCACAGAACCATGTCACAATCACAGGGCCGCCAGTCAAAATATCTGATCCGTTTGACAGCGTCAACCCGTTCTGAATAACGGACGCTGGCGTTGCATTGATAGCAACGTTATCAAAGATACCGACCTGTCCCGCCGCTGCAACCGATGTGCAGATTCCAGTTGCATTTGTAATTGTTGCGGAAGAATTGACGACAATACCCCTGTAGTTGCTAACTGGATTTAGAAACTCTTGCGACAAAACAGCTTGGCAATGGCTTTTGCCTCCGGTCGCGTTCACCGCAGACCGAAACACCATCACGATTGCAAACAGCCCAGATGCGTACCCTGGCAGCATTGAACGCTGCTGGTCCTTGTAGAGCTTTTGAGATGCAGTGTTAGAACCTGAAACCATTGACTGGTTTGTTCCATCAACACTCGCAGCAGCCGAAATGTTGTTTGGGTTGCCAGCAAAACTAACAGTTGGCTTTCCAGACAGTCCCTTGCTGTTGTATGTAGGGCCGAAGTTTGATCCGCTCCCAGCCGACGAACCAGTCAGCGTGTAAAAATTATCTGCATACAAGTCACGTCCATTTCCAGACAGGTCCGTCCAGACGTTGATAGTCTCTCCCTGCGTGTACGTGTCAGACCCAGGCTTGCCACCATCAATGCGCTCTGCGTCCCACCACCCCCATATGCGTTTTGACGCATCAGTCAAGTTGAGCGGAGTCCAGATGCCTTGATCTGTGAGGTACCCCTGGTTTGCATCCAATGGGTTTGTGTTGCGAGCGGCAAATTGTGGGCTACTTGATGCCACGCCATTGCTTGGAAGAACCGTAATACCACGAACCGGATACGCAGCCTTGCTACTCCAAAGTACCGTCGGCAACCCGCTGTTCAGATTGCCAGCCGCAACAACCTTCGACTTGAACTGCTGGGCATCGTTCTCGCCCCAATACATGACCGAATCAATAACTTCGATCTTGGCGATATACCCCTTAGTTTCGTACGTCCACAGAAGTTGCGCTGTCTGCTTTGGCGCAGTTCCAACTACGAACTGAGATAGGTCAGGCGTCTGGATCCACTTCCAGATCCTACACTTTGACTGATCGCCACCCTCCGTCACTCCGACGTAGATGGAGAACGAACTGTCCACGTATAGGGCACGGCAAACGTGCTGCGGATCCTCGATTGGAACAGAGATCGTAAGCGTCGCCTGTCCTTTAGAGTTGCGCTTGATGACCGTGTTCTTGGCGTCCAGCGAGTACGAATTGCCAGCCGTGTCGTACTTGACGTTGTAAACAGACGTTCCTGTCGATGACTTAGCCGACCAGTCAACCGCAGTGGTCGGCATGACCCCAGCGGACTCAGACGCCGTGTACGTCAACGTTTTGTTGTTGTACGAAATCTGGTCGATTGCCAGGACTTTCTTATCCGCCCCGCCACCATCCACCCGTTCGTGCGTTGACACAGCGGCGCTAGTTCCACTCCTTGTGGCACCACGCAGGCGCTTGGTCACCGGATCAACGCCACGCATGTTCATGATGCGACGCGATGTGTTCGATGGCTGGGCCGAGAACGATTGGTTCTCGTCTTGTCCACCAAACGGGAATTGGATCGGAAGGTTCATCTCAGGAGAACGTAGCCGAGTTCTGCGGAATCCACGAGCCGCCAGCCATTGTTTGTCCTAGGCCGCCACGCGGAACGCCCCAGTAGCGTTGTTTGCGTCCATCCGACTTCTTGGCAGATAAGTAGATCGGCCCCATCATGATGCGAGCTACGCGCTCTGACAGGGTTTCTTGGTCTTCCTCTTCGTAGCCACGAGCGAAGGCGCGGACCATCTCACCGTACAACGTCTCAAGCTCAACCGGAATTGCTGCATAGTCCGTATCAGTCTCCAACTCCATCCACTTCGCTCGATAGTACAACGTGATCCCATCGGGGTCCGTAACGGCTGGAGTAGGCCAAAGCTCCAGCACATCCGTCGGAGCGCCACCAGCGGCGTCCTGCCTCGACGAAAGTGCGGCCTGCCATTCATACGGAGTCGTCATGGCCGTGTTTAGGGCGCGCAGTTGAGCCACATTGTCAACCGTTGTCAGACAGATCGAGTTCGGGAAGTTGGCCCGCTGAACGCTGATGATTGAGCCGAAGTCGGCTGGAAGACTCACAAAGTCCTGATCAGCGATCAGATTTAGGGATGCCGCTGGGCGAAGCAGAAACCGCCATGAGTGCATGTTGCACAATTCACGGCCAGCGTCGTTGATGATAGTCAACCCAAGCTGGGGCTGCTTCGTACCAAGCGTGTGCTCGACAATTTCCAGTGCCCGCTGTGCAGAAAAAGCCATGCTAGGTTTCCAGGTTGATTAGAGCCTTGAGGAACTGGAGCTGGTCGGATGCGAGTGTCGATGCGTACGCAGTCGATGCTATCACGGCATCGTAAGTGATGCCACTCCCCGACGTAGCTACAGCAGGGTCAACGACAAGACGACACATCGGACCAACCGGACCAAACTGAACTCCAAGTTCCGTAAGCTGCTTCTTCATCGTGTACGCGCCAACAGCGGACTTGTCGGTTGTCAGCGTGTTCGTGATGAAGTTTGTGTTGAGTGCAACGGCATACGTATTGTCGTAGGCCGATCCGCTCGTCTGATTGAACGTCGTTGTCTCGACGCCACCAGCCGGAAGGTATCCGTACAGGTAGCATTTCTGGCTTGCGGCGTTTTGCTGAACGAAGGCGTTGTACGTCAAGTCGAACGCGACCGATAGCGGGCTGGCCGACTGCTTGTGCGTCGAGGATGCCGCACTTAGTGTCGTTGCCGCCGCCGAGTTGTATGGATGCGTCGCCGCTGACGGTGGAAAATGAACCACGCCAAGCGAGTTCAAACAGGACGCAAACCAAGTCGTTGGGTTCTCGGCAATGACGCCATTCAAGCGCGTATTCCCGCAATCCCAGAAGCCTTGATGCCCGGACCGCTCCGGCATGTATGCAGCAAATAGAGCGCAGTTTGCTCCGGCCCCAGATCCGTAGCCATAGACGCGATCAACGTCCAGGTTGTACTCGTACGCAATCTGCCGAACTCCCTGGACCGCCCACATAGCGTCTTTCTCTGGGATGCTCTGACCGTATGTGTACAGAGTGCCAGCATCCGTAAACGGACCAGTCCATGCAATATCAGTTGGTGCCTTGAACGTGCCGTATCCGCTGATGTATGCACCCGAGGAACTGGTCTGATTGGCGACGGTAAGCGACACATCGACAAACGCAATGCCGTTCTGTAGCGCCTTGAATGGAAGACCGTCCGCTGATGTGATCGACGTTGACTTTGTTGTTGATGTCCAGTCTGTCAGGTTGAAACGCATAAGAACCGGAAAGCCGGTCGTCGGCGCTCCACCTGTTGGCATGAAGATCGACAGTGTTTCGTTTGAGTTCCCAGTGCCGTTCGGATGATACGAGGCGTTCACCAGTGTCGGATAGTAAGTGTCGGGCAGCGGCATGCTAGGCGGCCCCGATCTGTGCTTGTAGCCACTCGATCCGATGTTCAGTAAGCTCTGAAAGCCAGCAAGCAGATTTGCTTTCGATAACCAAATCATGCTGAGGCTTTGGAGAAGCCCACGTCGCCCTAGCGTCTGCGGTTGTGACGAGGCAGCACTTTGGTCCGTCTGCGGCAAACTGGACATTGTTCCGTTGAAGCTCTCGCTTGAAACTGTAGAGATGCCATGACGAGTGGATGTCCGTGATAGATTGCGGCTGAATAGGCCACGCCTCGGCAGCCTCGCCAGATGCCGAATATCCAGAGCCCGCATTCCAGTCCCCAGTTGAATACGAATCGCGAAACGTGGAAAGCGTCGATGTCACGCTACTCCACATGTGAACCTTCTGATTCGCGTTCAGCGTTCGCGTTGTCGAATCCTCAAATCCATATCGAGCCACGCTTGCTGTGTCCAGGAACGTCTGTGTTGCGTCCTTGAGAAACGTTGCGGACACACCGTCGTACGGTGTTGGGGTCGTTGACTTCGGGAAGTGATAGAAAAGGATGTCGTTGTCCGCCTCGTGCGCCCGCCAAAGAAAGCGGAAGATCGAAACAATGGCTCCGTTCATCCGCGAGCTACCGGTCGCAAAGAACCCAGATGTACCTTGTCGCTCTGGGCCGTACGCCGAAAATAAGACCGCATCAGCTCCAGCCGAACCGCCCATTCCATAGATCAGGTCTGGGTTGATTCCGTACGTCAATGCGTTGTTCCGCATGTATTGAACGGCCAGGCACGCATCCTTTTCAGGAATGTCCTGCGTGGCAAACACACCATCCGAAGTGGGCTTCCAAAGTCCGCGACCCGGGATGACAGACCCAGTGTACCCAAGCGAATTATTCACTGTGCATGAGAACCATGCCACGGCAATGTTGGAGCGTAGGCATTGATACGGAACGCCTACGCCCCTTCCAATCGTCTCCGGTCGAGATACCGAAGACCATCCGCCCATATCAGTGTACAGCAGTAGTGGGTAGCCACCGGAAGGCTTTGGGCCACTTGGGAGAAAGACGTTTAGGTACTGCCACTCGTTCGGAGTTCCGTTCGGGTGGTAGGAAACGTCAGTCCAAGCAGCGCCAAAGCTCTCAAGTAGCATTGCTGCTAGTACAGGATCTCACCGAGGTAAGTACCGGTTGGGATTGGCTGGGCGGTAACGGCCACGTTGAAAAACGTGACACTCAACACAAAGGAAGTGTTGGCCGTCACGGTTGAGACACGCGCAGTCCCAATCGTGCATCCAGTGCCGCCAAGTCCAGGAGCAGTCAGTGCAACAAGATTGGCGTTGGCGGCTGCCGTCAATCCAAACGTATTCGTGTTGACAATCGTGACCGTCCGAACTTCCGCCGTTGAAGCAGCCACGGTCCCCGTAG